CACGCAAGTAGTTCTCATGCATTAGAAATAAAAGCAAATTCTGAAATATGAAGTTTACTCCATGTTCAACCACGAGAATCTGTAATCACTGCGATTTTGGAGTGATTATCTAAAAACTCTAATTCTTTTTTTGTGGAATATTTAGTCTGTGGCTTGTATCGTACTTTTCAATCATTCAGTTTTAATGCTTCAGGAAGTTTAAGATATGCTGTTTTTACTTTATCAAATATTTCATCTCTGGTAGTATCTACCTGTGCTAAAATTCAGATATTTTGGTTAGGAAAAATTACAGCATCATCAAGTCAGCTGATAGCTTCGTTGGTTGTTATACCCATCTGTCTTCACTTCAACACAATTAATCTGATTCTACCAAAGCGGTCTTTCAATTCGTTTTTGCGTTTCTCTAATATTTCCTGTGCTCTGTTCCTCTTGAATCAGACTTCTTGTTGGTTCTTGTTTACGATGGTATATAAGCTCAGTCTCTTGCTCTTCCTGTAAAAGCTCTCCATGTAATCTGATTTTTTTATAAATATTGCTAAGCATCCATCTCACTACTTCACTTGATACTCACAAAAGTATTCAAATTTCTCTGCTTGATAAAGTTCTTCAGTCCCACTCATAATCGCAAAAAGCACTAAAACAGAACCGTTTGACTGTATCAAATGCTTGTTTATCACTCATCGGAATCCACTCCTTAACATTGAAATCAATAAAAGCTGACTTGTAATGTACTTTCAGTATTCAATTTTCAGCGACTAATCTAATACTTCAATTAACAAAAAAAGGTCTAATACTGTGCAAATATACTTTGATTTTTTGTAAAGTAGTAGCCTCCATATAAAAAATTAATCTCTGATAAAATCATTAACGTCTAAAGGTTCGTTTTTATTGATATTTTCATTCTTGCTAACTGTCGTTGGTTCTCAAAGTTCAGTTTTTAAAGCATTTAATCACTTCACTTTATCACTCATAGACATTTTATCTGACTTTTTTGTAAGGTCATTCATTATTCAAACTAACGCATTTTTCTTTCAGAGTTGCAGAGTTTCAATAGGTATTTGAAGCTCTTTAGCTCTTTTTTTTGCGTTTTCTTCAAGAGCTTTTTTGATGATTTTCTCTTTATACGCCTGTTTCTCTTTAGCCCATCACTTGATTTTTTCTCTGATTCATCATGTAAGTTTTATCCCTAGATTTTCCTGAAAAAATCCTGTGACATCATCCCTTTCACTTTGGAAGTATTCGAGCTTCAGCTCTGTCCAATCATATTTCTTTGCCATCTGCTGTTATTTAATCAGCTAAAATAGGTGTTAAATCTACTTCTCTATTCACGCATTTTATTTCAGCTGAAGGATTTAATTTGTGAAATCTTTTGATAATCACTTCGCAATATTTCGGATCAAGTTCCATCATATAACACTTTCTTTCATCCTGCTCACATGCAATAAGTGTCGTTCAACTTCATCAGAATAAATCTAATACGATGTTTCACTTTTTAGAGCTGTTATTTATAGCTCTAGAGACTAATCAGACTGGTTTCATTGTCGGATGTTCTTCACTTTTAGTTGGTCTATCAAAGTCTCGCACATCGCTTTGTGTTCTATCTTCTAAAGGACAAAGCCTGCTTTCTCATCACTTCCATCAATACCAAATAGGCTCGTATTTCGTGTGATAATCCTTTCTTGATAGAACTAATTTATCTTTATTCCAGATGATCGTACTCGACCAATGGAAGTCATTTATTGCTAAAGTAAGCATTAGATTTCATCGTTCTTGTGCTGACATAACAACATACGTCATACATCAAGGTTTACATGATTCTTCCATATTTGCGAAAGTCTCCGCCATAAATTTCTTGAAATCTTCTGTTCACATATAATCATTCAATATTGTTCTCTTTTTATATCACTGCGGATTGTCTTTTTCTACTGCTCAGTAATTTACATTCCGTGGCGGATCTGTAAAAACCATATCTGCTAAATCTCCATCCATTAATCTTTCGACATCTTTCGCCTTCGTGGAGTCTCAACAAAGAAGCCTATGATTTCAAAGAAAAAAGAAATCTGATTCTTTAACTACTTTCGCCTCTTCGACTTCTGGCATTTCATCTTCTATGATTTCCTTTCCATCATCCATCTCCTCCAGCTCCAAATCAAACAAATCTTCAGCTTTTAATTCGAGGTCTCATATACTCAAATCATTATCTAATTGGTCCAGTTCGAGTTTCAAATTCTCTTCATCTCGTTCGCTCTCATTCAGTTTATTATCCAATATTCTCAGCTTTTTTATTTGTGTTTCTGTTAAATTTTCCATCTTTAACACTGGTACTTTTTCCATTCCCAGTTTCTGTGTCGCAAGTAATCTACCATGTCCAATAATCACCACATTATTCTGATCAACTACTATTGGTTGTGTAAATCAGAACTCTTTAATGCTGTTGGCTATACGGTTCACTTGCTCGCTATCATGAACTTTATTATTGAATTCGTATGGGATTAAATCAGCGACTTTCATGTCAACTGTTTTCATCCTTGAGTTTGTATTAATGAGTAAATATCTATCTCACATCTAGGATGTGTCCTATCTACTCAATTACAACTTACCTTTAATTCACTAATAATTTCTCGATTATCGTCTGCTAGCAATCAATATTTTACTAGCATGTCGTTTATACTCTCAATCTTATTAGATAAATCTGATTTTCTCATGTCAGGCATCCAAAAACTATACTCTATTCTTAATCTTTCGTTTAGATTTAGAGCTTTTAGGTTTTGCTCTTTTAGTTCATTTAGCTTTTGAATTTCTCGCTCCCTGTAATCCTTTGAGCTTATCAGTCTTCTTCATGTTCGTATTTTCTTGTTTTTTTTGCTTGGTATTCTTCAAGATAGTGTCAAACTTATTATTAATTTCTTTTCTAGCATTTTCTTTTTCGTTAGGAGATAAATCTCTACAATGCGGACAATAACTTAGAAATATTGGTCGGTTATATTTGCATTTAGGACATACACTAGGATGTGACATTTGCTTCCGTTTTTAATTTATAAAAAGATTAATCTGAATTTTCTTCTGTTGCTTGGTTTATTTCTTCAGCGTTTTCATCGTATTCTTGGTTTGTTTCCAACTCCTCTCATGTTTTAGGATCATAGAGTTTTCAATCTTCTCTTTTTTCAGCAAAAATCACTGCTTCTTTTGCTTCTTGCATTGCTTTTCGTAATTCTTCCAACTCTTTCAAATCTTTACAATTTCTCAATCTCATGGCGATTTTTTTATACAATTCAACTTGTGCATCTAATCATCTAATCGTTCTTTCCTGTCTCTGAATAATTTTTTTTAATTCAGCCTTGCTTGGCTCTTTTGGTTGTCTAAATCCTTTCATGATTATTTTTTTTGAATAAATAAAAATCGCTGATACTTCAACCAAGTAATCAACGTTCACTCCTTAACTTTCAATTCGATTTCGTATTTTCTACCTTTCACCATTGAATCCACTCGTTCATGCTGTTCGATAGAATCTACGAAAACGATATTGTTTACATTGTTTCTGTATAAAGGATAAGTCCCTTTAGGTAAGGCATGGGCGAACTGAAAGGACTGTAAATCTTCCTTATGATAAAATTTACCAGTAAGGTCTGATTTCCCTTTATTCTGCTTCCGTTTTTGTTCAAAGGTAATTAGCTCACTTCATCAGTTAGCAATTCTCCTTTTATGTTTTTGTCATATTTTGTTTACCATAACGCAAAAAGCCACTTTATAAAGTGGTTCTACCGTTATTTATCTATCACACACTTATAAAGTAGCATTATTTTATATGATTTCAAGAGAAATATTTGAAAAAATCTGGATATTTCTACCCAGACTTCCCCCAAACTATGACAAACAAACAAATTTATTGTAAGAATTAATACATGTAATTCAACTATTTTCTGTATGTCATTCTCTGCCTTAATTCATCTAAGAAATCATCGACATTATTTACGTTTATCTGCATTCAATTAATGCTGAATGAATTGTCAGTTGTATTGTTTACTGTTGAATAACTATTACTAGCATTTCTTGGCTGAATATAACTAGCTGTCCTTGCTATTATCTGCTCTGGTCAGTTTTCTCCTACTAGACTTACTTTAGCATTTGTAATATCTCATCCATAAGCTCTTGCAGAACTTGAAGTTCAATAATACTCGTTTTTCTTAGCAATTAACACCTCCCATCTCTGAATCAAATCATCTACGGATTTTTTCTGTTTAGCGATTTGCTCTTGGAATACTTGATTATAATGTACTTCTAACTGTTCCTTTCTAGCTGTAATATCTACTAAAATTTCTACTTCTTCATTCTTCTCCTGTGTATATTGTTCTAATTGGTCTTTGAGATTTACTGACTGATTTTCAAGCTGTTTAGCATATTGAATATTCTCTTCATCTTCGATTTTCTTCCATGTTTCCTCCATGATATCGTAATAATAAGTTCCGATATCTGCTCCATTCTTTGTCAGAGTCATAATATTTTGCTTTCAATTCTCCTGATTCATTATAGACTGTGCTATTGCTTGTTTTTCTATAGCACTTGCTTTTTTCTGTTCAAGCTCTAATGCTTTTTCGTTCAGATTATTTAGGATTTCTTGAGCTTTACTTGTTTTCTTTGTAAATTCTTCAGATTTTCTTTGCTCTTCTGTAGTATTTTCTTCTATAAGTTTTAATTCATCTAATTTTTCTTTTAATTCTATCAAATCTTTTACTTCATATCATCTATATTCAGTCATTCATTGGTCTTGGAAGAATTGAATATCTTTCCATGATATATCTTCCACGATTTTTTTCATGTAACTATCGACATCTAATAACTCCTTCTTCAATTCCACGTATCTTTGACCTAGATTCGTAATAGCATCAGCCTGATTTTTCTCTAGTTGCTCGTTATATTTCTTGATAGACTTTTCAGCATCTTCCCATGTTTTCTTTGCTGTATCTCTTAGTTTATCGTATTGATCTTCTACTTTCTTGATATTCTCTTTTGCTTTATCCAATTTATTTTGATGTTCAGTTACACTTGAATCCATGTCATTATAAAGCTCCTTCATTTCTTTTTGAAAACTCTGTGCCATATCTTCAGCTTTTGACTTACTTCATCATCCACCACCACTTTTTCCTCATAATAAAGCTTCACCAACTGCTCATCCATCATCTTTTCATTTATACGTACTATTTTTCAATTTATTTAAGTTATCAATTGCCATTCAAAGCCTTTTTTGTATTTCAAATTTCTCTTTCAAATCTGCTCATGTAACTAATTCTCATGCTAAATTTTTTGAATCTATTTTCTGATTATTCAACTGTGCTAGAGTTTTTAATAATCCTACTACTGCTTCAGTTGTTGCTATTGCTTGCTGTCTAGTAGCTTCAAAATCTGATCTAGTAGAACTCTGATTTACTGATATAGCTGAAAATGCTTTTAAAGCATTATTTGAAGCTTCTATTGCTTCGTTAAATTCTGATGTTTTTTTCTCCAATTTATCAGTAGCTTCCTGTAATTTCATTTTATTATAGTAGTCGTCCTTATACACTGCCTGTAATCACTCAAAAGCTCCTGTCTCTTTATTATAAACCAAAGTCAATTCTGTATGTCATTGAATCAAATCTTTAGTTTGTTTAAACCATTCTTTATTGAATTCTACTATCTGCTGAAAATTATAGAATGAATCGTTAGCGAATGATGTTATCTCACTTTTTGCTCATTCCCATAACCTACTAAATAAATCTCACCATGTCTCCATATCTGAAAATGTCTGCTCTACTGCTCAGTTGACATCTTCAAGAGCTTTCTTCATATCTCATAAAGCAAAAGTTCCATTTTTGATAGCATTATACATAGCAACTCATCATCTACTTCAGAAGATATCCATTGCTTGATTCAAATCTATCGTTCAGTCCTGTACTCATTTAATAACTTCTTCTAATTTCTGAGCAGGTGGCACTCCATCGTCTGCAAGATTCTTCAGTCACATTTTCATTGACTGTAAAACCTGTGAAGCTTCAACTCATGCTTGCTCGAAATTACTTAATAATGCGATACTATCATCTAAACTAAATCATAATTCTTGAAGAACTGGAGCATTTGCTTGTAATTGATTTGTTAAATTCTGAACGCTAATTCATGTTTTCTGACCTGCTACAGTTAATTTGTCTAAATATTCAGCCTGCTGTTTAGCAGTGATTCCCCAAATAGAAAACATTTTTACATTACCTTCTATTGCTGATTTTACATCTTGTCATGTAACAGAAGCAAATTTTAAGTATTTAGTTGTAAAATCTTGGAGTTCTTTTCAAGTTAATCAGAGCCTTGTATTCAATTCTCATACAGCTTCTGCAATTTCTCACTGACTTTGCCACACTTTCCCTTGTACTGCCAACATATCGTCTGAAAGTTGCCTTAGAGCATCACCACTTGCACCAGTAGCTTGTACTAAAGTTTTTTGAGATTCTTGAAAATCTACAAACATTTTCTTTAATGTCTGAAAGACTTTCATTGCAGCTCATAATGCCGATATTTTACCTACTAGATTTTTAAATACATTTCAGAGTTTATTTCCAGTTCATCATAAATCACTTAAAGCCTTTTCATTCTCCTTTATTTCATTTCTCAAATCTTCCATCTGATCTTCCAACTTCTCCAACTGCTGATTAGTAGTTCAATTCATAGGTTGATTTAATAAGTTCTGATACGCCACCCTTGTTTCTTCTAATTTCTTTTTTAATTCCTTTAGATTATCGTCTATTTTGAGCTTTAATTGTTTTTTGTCGAGTGTTTTTTGTGCTGTATCTGCTACTTCTGTAGCCTCTTTCTGTACCTGCTTTGTATCTGTAGTCGCCTCTAATTGAACTTTTACTTTTAATGCATCATCTGCCATGATTATTTTGAGAAAATAATAAAAATCTGAGTGTAATATACTCAGATTTATAAAAGTGTTAGTTTTTGATTATTCCGCAGATATTACTTTATTATCTACCGAAAGTATAAAGAATCAATTACGATTCTTTCATTTCTTCCCAGTCAAATCTTTAACACAAGCGAAATCATGTTTTCCTCATTTATCAAATTCTCAAACTATAGCTTTTATTCATTCAGCTCTCTGAATATCAATATTTTTCATATAAACACTATCTCCGTATTTTTGCTGTAATCGACGTTCACAAGTCTTTAAATCTTTACTTCCTCATGTAGCTGAATTGGTCAGTAATACCATTCCCCAAAGTAAGAGGATACAAAATATAACAAATCACACTACAATTAAGAATTTCTTACATCCTGAGACTTGCTTTGTGTTTTCTTCTATTGTCTCTTCATTCTTATTTTCTATAAACTCTCCGCAATGTTTACATTTTTTAGCAACTGCAAGAATTTCCTCTCAACAAAAAGGACATGCTTTCGTTTTTTTCTCCATTTTTACAAAATTTTAGTGAATAAATTTATCGATTCACGATAATAATTGAAACTGCAAAATAAAGTCATATTAACGCAACTATTCATGTTAATATGTACAGAATTTTTACAGCAATATTTTGCCACTTTTTCATAATGCGAAACCCTCATATAAATATCAGTAAGATATAAATATTTTAGCAAGAAACAAGAGCAACTTCAAATGCGAACAATAATCCAAAGAATCAGACTATTACACTACAGGAATTGATTATTTTTACCCACATTCAGATTGTCTCTGTCTGTTTATATTTCATCAGAATTTTACCGTAGTTATTGATATTATTTGTGTATAGATTGAACTTTATAAATCGTTCTGAATCGTAACAATGACTATTCAATAATTTCTTTAATTTCGATTTATTCTGACTAACAATCGCTCCTGCAGTTTCTTTTTCTTTTCTACATGCTCTGCATAATCTGCTCCTATCACTTTTCTTGCCACAGTTCATGCATTCCATAAGTTTTTTATTTTGTTTCAAGTAAATTTTCACATGGAATTCAGTTTTTATTTCAATCTAGGTGTTTATGTCCTAAGAAATATAATAATTCTGATTTCCAATGTGTATTAATATTCTCACATGTGACAGCCTGATTACTTCGTTGAAAGAAGTTTAGACTGACTGACAATATCAGTAAGAATATCAGTAATGCTCGCAGTAATTTTTTTATCATTTTATTTGATAAATTAGATAAATTAACAAGGTATAGCTTTATTCGTAGGATTATTCGCATAAGTAAATGGACTCTGTGGTGGTAGCGGATATTGAGGATAAGGCTGTACTGGTTGTGGTGGATAAGGCATGCTTGGAGTTAATGTAACACCAGATCATCACAAAGTAACTGATGGTTTAGGATTCCTTATCTCTTCAATTTCCTCTTGGAGCTTCTTATTCTCCGCTTTGAGCTTTTCTATTTCTAGCTGTTTTTTTAATTCAGCATTTTCTTTTTTGAGTTGCTCTAACTCATTTGTTGTTTCTTTTTTCTGTTCCATGATTATTTGAAAAAAAATATAAAAATCTGATTATTTTCTGCTACAAATTACTCCAATTATTATCACTACAACAACAATAACGATAAAACCTATACCAACAATTGATGATTCTTTATTCCGTTCTTCTAATAGTTGATTATATTGTACTTCTTGCATACATTTTCGTGCATTTCAATTAAGTTTTACAAATACATATCATTCTCAACAATTAGTCATAGGTACTACTTCTGTGTGTGTTATAGGTACTACCATGTTTAATAATAAATATATATAAAAGTCTATTTGTAATTACAATAATATCATTTTCTAAAACACTTTTCTTCTAAGTAATAGTATATTCAAAGTCTATATTGCTTATAGATTTCTCTGAAATATCTATCTCATTCTTGATATGTGTATCACATTCCTATAAATAAATATAAAAATCTGATTAGTGTAATTCGTTAGTGATAAATTTTTCTATTTCTTTTAATGCACTTTCCATTGTAGGAATGATTAGATCGTTACCATTCCTATCTTTATGCAAAAAAACCGTGCCACTTCAGAAGCATTTATTAAATACTTCTATTTCAAACCTTGCTTCAAAATTTACTGTCTCTGTTCTACGACGAATCTCAAACATCCAATTTCAATAATTAACTCTAGCTTCTAAATATTCAACTTGTATCGGATATTTCTCTTCAATAATACTTTCTGTTGCTGTAACTTTCGCAACTTTCTGTTTGTGTGGTATCATGATTATTTAATAATATCAAGTAAAAAGCTGACAGGACTATCATGTATTGATAATTCCATTAATAGAATATTTGTATAATCTTCTATTGGTGTATCGTAAGATAACTCAAAATCTGAATATTTACTAATATCTGTATCCATTTCTCAGAATTTCTTTCGTTCGATATGGTCTTTTTCAACAAGCCACTGCACGAGTCAAAAACTCCTTGATAAAATATGCACGTTATCAAATCTGTTTTTGTAGGTGAAATAGCTTTTTTCTCCAAATTTTTCTAGCCACCATTCTTGAAATAAATCTACAAATTTTCTCCATCTTGGATCTTTAGTTTTTATATCCAAGTCTTCCCTGTTTATAGGTTTTTCTTCTCGTTTTCTCATGATTATTTTAATAAAGTAATTAAAAAGCTGACTGGTTCTTCCTGAATAGATAACAGCATAAGCAGACTTTCATAAACTCAATGCTCTGTTACCTGATATATTTCTTCTCCATCCCTACTTTCAACTAATGTTCTTCGTTTATCTAAATCTCCACTATATACAGTTTTATAAGCATCTGTATCTATCTTATCTTTCTTCACTAATCGCTCGATAAATCAGTATCGCTTACTTATTATTACACTTCTTGAAACATCTATTGTCTCATATCATCACCAGAACCGATTATATCAAATAATATCTTCTCATTCTATCTCCCACTCGTATAAATCTTTCCCTTCTTCATCATCGTACTGGTTTAATAGATTCAGTAATTTTTCCATTATTTATCTTCATTATGTGAATAAATATACTTGTATAATTTTTGTGATTTCTTCCGTTCTTTATATTTGTCTCAAAATCCACATGTCTCATCTATATATTCTGCAAATGCTTTTACTCATAAACATTGAGCTTCAATAGATCTATGTTTTAAAAAGAATCAGAATAATACATCCCATCGAGTTACAGCATATTTCATATCTTCTAACTCTAAAGGTTTTAATCGCTCTTTTGGAACATAGTCATTAATCTTTCCCCAAATTGTATTATCTTTTTCTCAAAATATACTGTACGATCTTTCATGGACATCTACCCATCAATACCATGTTTTTCTTTCCAATTTTCTTTCTCATGTAATCACATGAACTTTAAGTCTGAGATGTTCCATCCTTAGTATCTATACAAATTAAAAGCTTCAGGTTCACACTCAACTAGCAGATTTATAACTGCATCATTTGTTAATTTATCTCAAATGTCCGCTATTCTCTGGTCTGTCCATTCAAAACCATAATCAGGGAATTCTGGATCAAAATAATCTTCTCTAATAATGTGATAATAAATCGCTCGATCGTGATATCCTTTTCATCTCACAGCTACTCGTTGGACTCTGTGTCATTCACACCAAATACGGATTATTTGTCAGTCATCGATAGCTTCTCACTTAGCGAAGATTTCTCACGGTTGCATAGCTTTTAGTTTCTCTACTGTTAGCATGATTATTTTGTAATACTACTAAAACCTCAATCTACAAATGCGAATCACATAAAGAATGCGATAAACGTAAATAATCAGATACACGTTCGCATATTGTCCGCACAGTTATAATAACGATTTCTTCTGTAATAATAGATTGTCAGACAGAGTAAAAATGCTTCAAGTAACACACCCCATCAAAAAACATATTCTTTTACTGTTATCATGATATTTTTCTGAAAAAATATAAAATTATTTTTTCCATTCCAATACATCTTCTATCCTTTTAATAGCTTCCGATACTGGTTTTAATCAAGTAGGAGTTTTGACTATCGCTTCTTTATCTTCTGAAGCTATATAGTAAAAGACTTTTAATAAATATTTTGCCTTGATTACACTATCTATTGATGGTAACTGACACAAATGATCTACTATAAAAATCTTCTTACATTTCCAGAATGAATACCGATTCTTTTTATAAGATACTTCATAACAGCATTCATGTATAGGATCGTTTGTCTTTTCTACCTTTCGTTTCATCTGTAATAAATAAATGAAATAAAATTATGGTTCTAAATTATTTAATATCTCTCACACTCTGCAACTTTTCAAATATTCTAATGTTTCTTCAACTATTCTTTTTTTATCTTCATCTGTTAAGATATCTATGTGGTGTTCTTGTAATATTAACACAAAACTTTCTTGTAATTCTTCAATAATAGCTCACTCATCCACCTTCATTGTTAATTGAATTGTTTTACCCATTTTTCTTAAGTCAGATATAAAACTTTTTCAACCATTTTTGTTCTGCTTTTTCTTTCTTCTTAGGAAATCTATTCCACATTATCCAAGCATAATTTCGTTTATTCATTCTCGACATGATATATATCCACTGAAATAAATAGTCATGTTAATTTTTTTTGTTTTTTTTAACACGTGGCTTTTCTAATGTTAATTTTTCTTCATTTTTTTTACTCATCTTTTCCACTTCTTCTGAATATTCTTTTACAAATTGATACGCCTCTTCATAAGTCGGAAATTTTCTATCAATCTTTGTACTATCTGTCCATGATTCATGTTTAAGATAAACGTTGTAATCATTAGAGAACCATTCTTTTTGAATACGGAATAGCCATTCTCCATATTTAACTTCAGCCTCTTTAATTCTGACTGTTAAATTTTTTGTGTCTGTCATTTTATAAATCTGATTAAAATAAATTATTCCTCAGAATGTCCTTCTTCATAACAATCATACAACTGTAAATAAAAATGCCATGCTGATTCTATGTCGTTATTTACCAAATAATGCCAACAGCTTTTCAGTTTCTTTTTAGCTCTATGGCTTGGTAATTCTCCCCATACTTTCTCAAATTTCTTCTTGAATTTCGGATATCCTATAATGTGTTTAATCTGACATGTCATCCAGAACCGCATTTTGTTATTTTTTATTTAAAATAAACTTTTTTGTATAGCATTTCAGATATAATAACTCTGTAATTCAGGTTCTTCTTCTATTTCTTCTTCACAGAATTTATCTTCAATAAATTCATATCATAAATCTAATACAAAGCTGACTGCTCCTAATATGTTTAACTTTCAGAATTTTGTCATTTTTACTCGTTCAATTATCTCTGCATCATTTCGGTCAACATTCATGTAACTATGATTCTTTTCATCTCGATAGTTTATATCAAATGCTATGCAGTTATCATATACCATAACCTTTGCTATTCTGTTTGTTTTTTTGAATGTTACCAGTTCAAGCATTTTTCACGGAACTTTTGACTTGTAATTTTCATCAAGGAAATTCATCCAATAATACGTAGATCATTTCCCCAGCTTATTTCCTTTTTTTATCTCATGCATTGCTCTGATAGTTCAATCTTTACCCATTATTCCTCTTTTCAAATACTAAATTTTTGCTTTTTATCTTTTTCGATTTCCTTTTGTGTATTCTCATTGGCTTTTGCCAACTGCTCGAATGCTCTGACTGTATATTTCCAATGGTTACTTTGATTGGTTATATGCTCTATCGCTGATTGATAGCAATGTTTAGAATGTATCCATGCTTCTAAATCTGATTTATATTTCTCTGTTTTTCTTTTTAGTTCAGCTCTTGCTTCTTTGAGTTTATCACATTTTTTGAGATAATACTCCCTGACTAGAAATAGTCACGCTCCGATTTCTTCGTCCACCTTTTCTCCTTTGTAAGTACATTCTACTGGCTGTCCTGCAACCATCTTAAATTCAAAATCAAAGAATTCTTCAGTTTGATTTTGTAATACATCTTCTGGAGTGATGTACATAGCTTCCGTTTTTCCCATGTTTATCAGAATAAAAGAATAAAAATCTGTGTTTGGCGACCTTTGTTTTGGTTTTGGCGAACCGTTTAAATTTTGCGGAGAGTGGAATTGAACCACCTATAATCAGATTATGAGTCTGACATCCTAGACCGTCGGATTACTCCGCATTATAAGGTGTGCCGTATCACACCTGCCAAACATGACATACAGACCATTAAGTGTTAATTATTGAGTATTTTTATATTTTATTATCTACATAACGCCTGACATATACGGCTGTCAGCCACAGTTTCATGAAAGGATGTCTTTGGTCACCCCACCTATACCTCACGATATAAGTAAACTGCTAGCCTTTTTACGACATGCGTGGTCAATTATTTCGTTTCTGTAAACTCCTTTTCAAAAGTTCTCGTAACACAGATTCTTGTATCTAATTGGACTAATCCTAGACTATCAATATTTACTTTTCATTCTGCGATATACGTATTTTCTGAGACTTTAATGATTGGAATTTCTGCATTTAATAGACTTCCACATACTTCTTGGAATTTCTCGAAACTTGAAGTAACAGCGATATTCTTTGTATTATCTTCTCAAAGGTCGAATAATCTTTCTTCTTTATAATCTCAGAGTTTATTGGTTTCAATTATAGGAAGTCTGACTCTTATTCAGTTTCTACAGCTCCTTAAATCTGCATACTCATATTCTATGAAGTCCTGAATTGTTGCATTTCCTAGAGACACTCCAGAAATTTTCCAATATGCATCTGGATGCTCTATCATTGCCAATAATCCACAAACTGTGTAATAATCGATTGTGATATCATTTGCCAGTAAGTCATCAAATTTTCATTTGTATTCATCTGCCATTTTTATTTCTGCTAGAACAAACGAATCAGTAATTGTCAGTAAATTTTTCGAAACATTGTAATGCATAGCTCCTCGAATTTGATTTACACTTTTTTTATCAAGGATTTTCTTTGCTGATTTTAGGATAGCTTCATTAAACATGAGTATAAAATAAGAAATAAAATCTGATTAAATGGCTCGTGGGTGCGGTTTTAATATTGTTCAGAATCGGATACAAGAGCCACGAGCCACCAAGACCATCAGGATGTACCTCCATCCGCTTAGAGTGAGTGTTACCTCAGATGGAGAATTTGTACGAAGTAAGATAATAAAATTCTCCATTTGAGATGGTGACCGTAGCCACCAACTCACCCTGTCGTGACTTTTTATTTTTATCTAACAAGTCCTCGCTTTTTTATAGCTCTTTGGATTGTGCTTGCTCCACATCCTATCTTCTTTGCTATTTCCTTATAGCTCAATCATTCATTGTAGTATTGGATGATTTCTTCTTGATGCTCCATTTCGATAGTCTGTTTAATCTCTCCATATCTCAGAGTGTACTGAGTTAATTTATTTGTGAGTGCATCATTCTCATTGATTAGACATGAATTCTGTTTCCATAGATCATTGTTTCTACAGGTGGCATCTTTCAGCTCGTTTTTGACTTTCTTTAAATCTTCGGAGCAATCATTGAATTTGTCAATCCACCAGTCTTTCTCTTTCAGAATTTCTTTTTTTTCTTCAAAGAACTGGTTTCGTGCGTGTGCATCTCAGATTACATATCATAGATAAATCAGCATTCACACAATCACGATTAATACGATAGTTGTTAACATGATAATATGATTAAGAATTAAAAAGGGCTAACTGGCAGACTAAGTTCTCGCTTTATTCGGATTCATAATCATACAATCATTATCGTTGCTGTAGTTGCTAAGACTCGAATTATTTTGTTTGCCATTTTTTATTTATTTTATAATAAATCTTGGTTTCACATAATCTGAACATCTTTGTCAGTTTTTCATTATCCTACTTGGTCAGTAGAATGGAGTTCATTCTTTCCATTTTTTGTAGCAGTATTCCACAGCTACCTTATAATCTTCTTCATAATTTTCTGGTATGTCTTTATGGAATCTATCATTAATCTGGCATAATCAATGTGCATGGTCATTATCTCATAATCTGTGCATATCATAAGTTCCATTTTCACATTCAAATACTGCCACAAAGTCATAACCACCTATCTCGTAAGCATATCTTACAACATTTTGAGCTAAGCTATTTTCAGGATATCAAGTGTGAGTTATTTTCTTCGCTTGAATTATCTCTGCCAGTTCTACTTGCTCTTTCTCTTCTTCTTCTGATGGGTTGGGTTCTATGTACAACTCTTCAGTAGGATTTTTGTCGGAGCTTATCTGCTCTTGATTAAACCCAGTAGTTTTGATTGTTCAGCTCTATACTCATCAGCTTTTTCGTGGGCTTTGTCCATTTCTTTTCTCCAAGTATCTTCGCATTCCATTTTTAAAGTTTCTGCCTCCGTATAGTTATTCTGTGCTATTTCGATTAATCTATCCAATTCAGCAATCCTAGATGCAGCATCTACTATAGGTTGTTGTTTGTCGATAATCTCTTGTTGAGCATTTACTTTTTGATGGCTTGCTATTGCATATCCAATAAGTCAAATGATTATCGCAATTAAAATCGCTAAGATAATTTTTGTTGTTTTGTTCATGTTTGTTTGTAAAGAATAAAAGATTTTTTTGTTTTTGTTTTTATGAGTGTGGTAACTTCCAGTCGGTTATTTAATCTGTAGATTTTGCTTTTCTTCGATACTAGCTCCTGCTACATCCTTTCAGCTTTTGATAGCTTCTTTAATGCTGACTTTATCGATGGTTTTTGTCACTTTCTCTTTCCAATATTCTTCAGGAATCAATGCCTCATCTAAGATTGAAACTGATTCTGATTTACGATATGAAAGGTTATTCAAGGCTGTTTCTAATTTCTCTGTCTTCGTTGCTTTCATGATCCAGTCGATACTCTTTTTGGCTTTTTCTCATTCTTTATCGACTGTCTCCAGTAATTTTTGTAATCTTTCAATCTCCAGTTTAATTCATGCTTTTCTCATTTCTGCATCATTCACTATTGAGAGTTTATATTCGACATATCTTTTGATATCTTTCTCTTCAATAGCATTTATTCTCTGTATAACTTCTTCTTCCACAGCTATCATATCATCCATCTCGATTCAGTACTGCTCACAGATTACTTGTGGCTGATTCTGAATCATTGCCAAGAGGTCTCTTGCCTCTGATAAGTTTTTAATGTCTTCAAATAAGTCCATGCTTTCGTTTTTATAAGGGATAAAAGGTTTATCTTCGTTTATGGTAATCATCAGGAGGATATGGCTTGTAAGTAAGAACTCGTTTTCACTTCTTCCATACCCTCCATTTATATAAGGGTTTTACATCTTTTAGCTTTCTTTCTATAGATTTGACAGTATCTTCTTCTGTCATTTGCCTGACTTTGTCTCGCTTTTTATCTATTTCTTCTTCAAATTTCTTAGCTTCCTCATCATTCATTTTTGATTGATTAGAAAGGTAAAGGAGCTTCTTCTATAGGTTCGTTCATTTTTCTTTCTGCCTCTGCCTTTGCTTCAGCTTTTCTTTCTTCGATTCATTCATCAAATGCTTTAAGCTGTTCTTCTGTAACTTCATTTTCTCTTAACTTTTCAACAGCCTCTTCAATTTTATCATCTTTAAATGGTACTTCTTCAGGTTCAGATTCAGGCTCGTGTATAACTTCTAAAGGATGTTTAATTCTGTTGTAACATCTGATCGTAAAATCCACGTCTCATTCACAATATTTTTTTATCCAATCGTAATTTTCAGACTTCCAAGCACTTGCGACCATGTCACCTGCTCCATCTGATTTCGGACTATCTCAAAGTAAAGTCTGAGAAAGTAAATCAAGCGAGCATGCGAACGATGTTTGTTTCCATATCTGCATTACATCCACGATATTATTTTCCATTTCTCGAGGTTTAATATCTGCGATACATAACTTCATAGCAGGCTCGTAACGATTAATGATCATTCTCTTCCATAGGAAAGGAATATCGAAGTTATAGATATTGAATCATCCAAGTTTTCACTGCCAATTTCTAAACACTGAATTTACTTCAGCTAATAAACCTCGTTCATCTTTACCAATAACTGTATTTACATGACCATCTACCTTGAAACTTACACAAACAACTCTTGAAAATTCTGGATAAATTCATGCTTTCTTGAGATAAGATTTGAAACTTCCATCTATTTCAGGATTCGTTTCAGCTTTTTTCTCCCAACATTGCCTTTTAGGATACGTTGCCCATTCAACCTCCGTTGTAACTTCAGGACACGTTTCTATATCAAATCGTAGTATTCTATCCATTTGCCTTAATCATTAAGTCTAAAATAGTTTGAAAGTTGTTTGTTATAGACTCTGTTTTATCATTAATCTTCATCTGTACTGCTAGCTCCATAGCTTTTGTGATTAACAACACCTTATCTGAATTTCATTTACTGTAACTGTATCATTTTTTCTGTTGAATCTGTTTTATATGTACTCCGTAATCATCTTCTGTAGTTTCGTATGTTATTTCTTCTCCGACATTTAATGCATCTTGTTTTTCTTTGATGATTGATCCTTCCGTTCAGTCATCTAATTTAATTTTGATATTCCATCTCGTTCAGAATTTAGACTCGAAAGAATAACTCTTTCAAATTTCTGTAATTTTTGCTGTCTTTGCCATTTTCTTATTCGATAACTAAATTAAATCTATCAACTACTTCTTGGAAATAATCAGGATTACATCTTTCTTCGATTTCTACTGCATGAGATCGTTTCACTCTTGCATTTTCTGTATCAAAGGATTTCATGATTCAGATTACTATACTTCTTCCATCTACTCGACTATTTACTTTCATCAATTCATACTTTCCAACATCTCAACCTGTCTCGATTTTATATCCCTTCAGATGTTCATTAATCTCTTGTTCCTTTTTTCGTCTGTAAGTATCAGCTTTTTTCTTCTGTTCTTTGAAAAGCTTTTCTTCTGGAACTGCGAATTTAATTCACTGAGCTTTCATTCTTCAATAAAGGAAATAAATCTGACTTTCTGTGTAATCTCCTTTGTTTCCTGTGTCGAAGAATCTACATACCGCTGATATTTGCTCTTCGGTCAACGGTTTTAGTTTCACTGGCATTTCCATTTGTAGATTGTTTAGGTGTTAAAATTTCTCTTGCTTGTTCCATTCTCATTTGTCTTTCACGTTCCTTCATCTGTTCAATGCTGTATGATGATCATTTCGTTTCTACTTCATCTTCTCGACGTTCGCCGTTCAGATAAGTTGTAGGCATTGGAATAAATCATCTCTTCCATGAATCAGATTGTTTAAGTTTGTCGATTCATTCGATTGCTAATTTTCTTTTTTCTTCATTCATTTTGTTAAATTTTTGCATTGCTTTCTTTTTGTCTTTTTTTGATGGATACTTAGACCAAAACAAATCAAACGACCACTCATCGTGCAACTTGTTGCACATATCTGTTTCTTTATGTATTTCTTTTATCTTATTATCTTCTTCTTTATCTTTATCTTTATCTTTATCTTGGTTGTTTTGTGCTTGTTTTGTGCTTGTTTTGTGCTTGTTTTCTGTTTGTTTTTCTTCTTTATTTTCCCAGTCGTTTTGCTTGTTTTGTGGTCTTCATCATCAATGCGATTTGCTTCATCAAATACTTCATGCATCGATTTTTTTCTTGCAGTTGTCCATCCTGTCTCTAAGTGATTCAAACAACTCCATTTCTTCCTGTGTTAATCATGAAGGCTCGATATCTTCAAACATATACTCAATAAATGAGATCATCAGTTTTTCTGATTTAAAAGTTTTCATGAATCTGTATTGTGTATCGAATATCGTCACCTGTTTCCTCATGATTATTTTTCAATCAATTTAAAATTCTTTATGGGATTTCATACAGCCCTTAGTCATTCTCCAATGACAAATCTTGTTCTGTAAAATCTCCCACCTTCCTTTACAACTTCTACTGGATTTGATTTGGTAGTTTCATATCCGTAGTAGTTGCGACCATTTCATTTGCTAATAATCTTCATGGTAGAACCTATAGAAAATAAAAGGCTAGTCTCTTTGTAGATCAGCCTTCTTCTCTTTTTTTTGAGTTCCAAAAGCACCAATCTATAAGAGTACTGTAGTCAGGCGGTTTCGCATTTTCCTTTCTACAGCACTGTTATAGATCAATGCTGTATGCAAAACCCTTAATCTGTGCTTTTTCTATTCGGTAGAACCTTATATTTTGTGTGATAGAAGGTTTAAAAAAAGCTCCAGACACAAAGTCTGAAGCCTTATCTTCTTTACTTGCAGTCGGTACGGTTCGTTCATTCACAGTTGTGCGAAGTAAACCTATAAGCATTATGTGAACGATAATTCGTTCATTGTACCTTGTGCAAAGTAAGAGAGAAAATAATTTACTGCCGTGTGTACGGCATCACTTCAAACTTTGTTGATACTATTATAGTCAAAAAAAATTAAAAAGCAAGAAAATTAATACATTTTTTTTAACAAAAAGAGTAATCTTAGTTCTCGACTAAAATTTTTGGACTAAAAAAAGTCTGAAAAAACTAAAATTACTCCCCTAATTTTCTGAATTTTTAGAAATTTTGGCTTTCTCCCTTTGTTTTCTTGCATACTCTAATAATTTTTCCCTATTCTTACGGTAGTATTCCTTTCAATATTTATTCTGCTTTTCTTTATTTTCTCGATAATACTTCCTATTCCTATCATGCATTTTTTCTTTATTCTTTTGATAGTATTCTTTATAAGACCACATCGTTTTTTTTATTTATAAATTAATTATTTTATACTGAATCCCCATAAAAAAACAATATTTAATATCTCTTGATCATGTTGTGTGACTTCTCTAATTCATTATTTAATACAGTCAAATATTTCTGTGTAGTCAATAGACTGTTATGTCACAGCATATATTGGATATGTGATAATTGGACTCAACTTCATAATAAGTTCGTAGCGAATGTGTGCCTTAGTTTGTGCGGGAAAACTCTTCATTCTATACCTGCTTTCTTCGCTCATTCTCTTATTATCTTTTCTATTGATACATTTGATAATCTGTTTCAGAGTGAATTACTACTATGAGAAATAAACAACCATTCACTATTATTATTCCTTAGATATAAATACAAATCAATCAGCTTTATATCTTCGTCCGTTAAAAATATCGGTCTTGCTTTTCATCATTTACCTATAATCTGCATCTGATTTTTAATATCTCTTACTCTTAGATTTGATAATTCAGATACTCTAAGTCATGTGTAAAGTAGCAACTGACAAATACATAAATCTCTAGTCTTTATGATCTCGTCTTTTTCTGTGATACATTTAATTTTTTTGAAATAATATAATAGTTTCTTTGCTTCTTCTTCTGTTAAGCTATCTATCTTTTTTTCTATTTCTCTTGAATACATGATTTTCCTATAATCCAATGTTTCATAATCACTAATCAAACAAAATCTGAGAAATAATTTTATTCAAGCTAAGTAGTTATTACATGTTCTAGCATCTTTTCATTTAATTTTTTGATTCTGAATAAATCAATTTACGTGTAATAATTTAATTTTTTTTGGATCATCCACTCCCCAACTAAATGTGATTTTTTTTAAATATTTATCAAAAAATTTTATAGTTCTAGTATAATTTTTTACGGTATTTTCTGAGAAACCTCTGTTTTCCCTTAACCGTAATTCAAACTCTTTTATAATCATTTTTACGATATAATAAAAAGGTAAAACAGCTAGCTCTACCCTACCCTTTTTATCTATCACACTGATACTGTTATAATGATTTTGTTTCCTGTTTCAATACTTTTTATATTTTTTCTATTTTGTCAATATATACAAGCAAAGAAAAAAGAGAGCCGTCGCCCTCTCTTTCATAGTACGAAGTATTTTATTTCATATTTATTAGCTCAGTAAAATCAACTGTTCGTTGATATCTTTTATCTTATCTCTCAATTTGTCAGCCATTTTGTGTAGTTCTTCCTTGAAGTTCTTATCTTTTGTTTCATGTCGCATAGATCATAATTTCTCGATAGTGATTAGAGCATTTGATTTGAATGAATTTAATTCTTTGATTCTTTCCAAATTATCTTCTCTCACGAGTGTATATACATAGAAATATCTTCAGAAATTCGATATTTCACTTAGATTATGTTTGAGTCAGTAGATATTATTTGCTGTTCCTTTGTAGCTGTTTTTTACACTTCTTTGACCTTTATAATTGATAATATCTACAGCATGACCATTTGTATTCAATCAGAAATCTGTACCATCCACCATTCCATCTTTTCTATCTTTCGTATATTCTGATGTCAATCCGTGATTTCATCATATCGTATAGAGTTTATTTATCACTCATTCCAATAATTCATCATTGAATTTATTGATACGATATTGTGCGATTTTTCAGTATTTTTTAGATAATTCTGAAGCATTATACACCTTACGCACACAGTCAAATGCATCTTTAGTATACCAACCCTGTCATTTCATTCTAATATGAGTGAATTCAGGATTATTATAACTATAGTCATCATAGACTTTTATTTCTCATTCACTGAATCCATAATTAATCAAATCTGATAATGATCCGATGGCAGAGAAAATTGTACATGATACTCTGCTCCAATCATTATCTCATTGATTGTATTCGTACCTGATTTCATCTTTCTCGTAAAGAGTAGGTAAGATGTCTATGTCTCATTCGCACAATACGAAATCAGAATCTGATTCTCATGTACCTAGACATCCGATAATTTCTTTTTCTTCCATTTTTTCTTGATAAGGAATAAAATACTTTTTTACAAGTCTTTCTCTAAAGTCTTCTCTTGACCGTGAGTAACCTTTCATTTTTGTTCTTCTAAATGACAAAGCACTTCAAATAAACATTTACGACACGATTCCCTTTGTAATCCATGTCTGCATATTCTTAGGTGTTTGTATTCGTATCATTCGTTTTTTGTTTTTTCTTTTTCTTTCATTTTATTAGCTCTGGGATATAAAACATTTCATCATCTGCTTCATATAGTATTGTGTATAACTCTCTCCTTACTCAAGGACTGAGTACAGTTTTGACCGTTTCATATACTTTTTTTAATTGCTCTCTAGGATTCTGCTTGTTTCAGAAATAATTATTTAGAGCTACATGTTCTCTTCTTGGCATCCTTATTTTATTTTCATCGATATTAACATTGTAAAGGTGTTTATTGCACTGTCACATTATATGGTGTAAATCTGTGGCAGTTTTATCTATTACTCTATTGAGTTTCCGTTGCGTTCAGTTGATTTCGATAATTCTGTTTGGTCTTTCTTTATGTTTCATTTGATTTTTTCCTTATAGGATAAAATCTTTCGTTTTAACTTAAAATTTTTCCATAAGTTATTTATCCCCTGCACCAAATTAAACAATCGTTCTATCATACTATACCATGATCTAAAAATAGCATTCGCCATCCAATCATTATCAGAATTATTACTCGTTTTCTCATGCTTTTTTTCTTACAATAACTAAAGCAGAAACAGCGTCATCAAGATTATAGAAAGTTCTCGCACTTCCCCTACTAATTACCCATCTTCAATATCCGTTTAGATATTCCACGTTTATGAGTCAGTTTTCTAGTTTCCTTTTCCTATAAATACTGAATCATAAATCTGAAGGTATAATCCTGTATTCCCACATTTTTTGTTATTGTTAGGAAATAAAGTTATTCTTTAGTTATTCTTCTTTTTTATCTTCCTTTAGCGTATCATTTATTTTTCATTGGAATAATTTTGCTATCCACTGAATCAATAATTTTAAAGCGTCTATTTCAGGTAAGTCCTGTTTATAGTTTATGCTGTAGATATGTCAGATTATACTATATCATTCAGCTACGATTAATATTGAAAGAATCGCAGTCGAAATAAGTTCGATATTATCAAACCCAGCTCATCTCAATACAGCAATCACTATAAATGGAATGCATCGCCTTGTAAGTTTTTTAATCAGACCGTTTACCATTAATTTTGATTGTAAATTTTCCTGAAGATAGGCATTTAC